TCTATGTTCATGACGTTGCATTGATAATTTACTATATGGATTAATCACAAGTTCTTTAACACGGAACCCTTCACCCTTATATAAAATACGATAATATCCCCATGATCTATTTACTTTAGGTTCTATCAAGTGTGCCACCTATAATCATATACTGTCCCGTCTAACCATTTAGTAACTAATCCTTGGTCAGATAATATATTATTTTGTAAAACTATTTCTTTTATATTATCATTTAGGATACCCATGTCTGCCATTTCATACCAGGAGGTAGTATATGACAGAGGTTTTCTTTCTTTATATGTAACAACCTGTATTATATCAACAAATTGTTCTTTTTGTAAATAGAAATCATTTACATCAAATCCATTTAGTGCAAGCAAATAAATTATTTGACTTACTGTAAATGTATTAAAATGTTGTGCAGGAGTATAATTTTGAAATCTATTTTGAAAAACACTTACAGTGCTAGGCACACACAAATATAACATTCCTCCTGTTGCCATATTCCGATTTACACGACCTAAGAATTCTACAGGACTATATATGTATTGCATAAGATTATGACACCAAACAACATCAAAAGGCACACTCCATAATACATCGTCTGTATTAAAGTCATAATTTTTATATTTTATATTGTGTCTGTTAGGAACATTATTTTCTGCATTAAGATCAAATCCAACACAGTTAAAATTTAGTTTTGGGCCAGGTTCACCTTCTTCAGTCCAGATATGCATGTTAGCCCAGAACTCTAAGTCTAAACCCTTGCCACAACCAAAGTCTGCCATGTGTTTAATGCTAGATTTAAAATCGTCAAATTGATCTAAGTAATTTAGTGCGAGTAAACTATGATTATGACTTGCTTTGCTATCCCAATTATAAATCGAATTAGTCAATTCTTATGTCTTCCATACCTGCAGTACGCAATCTTACAACGTGGCCCATTTGCCATTGTTTTGTGTCCAAGCCTTTCATTATACCTAGCCAACGGTTTCTAAGTAACGCAACTTCATTTATAATAGTTTCAAAGTCTATTACTTCATCTTCGCCGTCAACGTATTTTTCTGCATCTCTGCTGGTTAATGCACGAGCATATCCTTCTAGATATTTTTGAAAGTGTTTGCGTCTTATTTTACGTAACTGTATGTTGAGATAGTTTAGTACTGCTTCTATTTCTTGTAGTTGATTAAATCTATGTTCTGTAATACCAGGCAATGCAGTAATGTTTTTTTCTACAATGCCTTTAACATTACATTCACGTTTTGCTTCTTCCAGTTCGCTTTCATAAAAATTTATAAACCCTGGGATTTCAGCAATATTGTTAACAACCCTGTTGTACCACTGGCTCAATACAAGTCCTCTTCCTCAAAATCTTCTTCAACTTCTCCGTATATTTCTTCTACACTACTTTTCATGTATTCATCTATACCACCTAGTTTAATTAGATCTTCCTCATCTAATATTTCTTGAAGATCGTCAATCAAATGATCAGTAGCATTTTGCATTTCTTTAGCAGGTATATATTGTTTTAATATTTCATATACTAATTTAATTGGTGCTTCCATCTTCTTCCTCATATGTTTCTTCAGAAACTGTCTTTTGTGCTATATCGTCTATACTTAGCCCATCTGTGTTATTAACGTCTTGCATAATTACTTCTAATTTATCGCCTGTCCAGCCCTTTCTAAACTCTAGTATTTCTTCACCGGAAGTAGTTGTATACTTTAATCTATTTCCTTGTTTTGTTAGTACCCCTTTTGCTTCGAACAAGTCCAATAAACCACTGTAAGGATCCATACCAGTTTCATATGGAATCTTTACTTGCACTCCTTCAAACGGTTTAGCATATCTAGTTTTCATAACTTTACATGCTGCTCTAATACCATTAACAGTTGTAGTTTTATTACCATCTAAATCTTCTTTTAGTTTAAGTTTTCTCATAGCAATAACAATACTAGAAGCATATATAAATCCTTGTCCGCCACTAATCTTATCATCTGGATCAAACATATCCTGTGAAGCGTATGTATGATTTGTACATACCATACCAACGTTATAACTCCCAATCATGTTAACTGTATTACGAACAAGTGCAGTTAGTGCTTTAGGCTTTCTACCCATGTCACCTTTCATATTACCTGCATCAAATTGATCCACATCTGTAGGAGTTAGTAACATTCCTAAACTATCAATTACAAATAACACCTTAGGTCTTTCTTCGTCTGGCATTGCTTTATAATCTTTCATAAATGTGCTTAGTGTTTTTGCGACATCATCAATCATACTCATACTAAGTTTTAATAATTTACTTTCGTCTGTATCTACACCAAGTGCCTGTAACCAACTTTCATCTAGTGCATTTTCACTATCTATTAGTACAACAAATATACCTTGCTTTTGTGCATTTCTTATAATGTTTCCACTTGCAAAGTAACTTTTACCTGCACCAGATTCACCTGCAAACACGGTAACCTTTCCCATAGGTACGCCTTTATGAAAGTCTCCACTTACAAGATAATTAAGTGCATATGATCCTGTACTAATCCAATCTGTAGGATCATGAAATCCAATACTTAATCCATCTATACTTTTTGTTATGTCTTTTCTAAATTTACTTACGTCAAAGGGTTTGCCCATATTATACTCCTGTGTGCCTATTGTTTTATTATACAATTAATTTTAAATTTGTACAACCTGTTTTAAGATTCTTATATAATATTTCCGTTACTACTTCAATAGGATCTAAAAAATTTCCTAATCCTAAGGTATGTCCTATTATAGGCATATTATTATTTTTACACCATGTTTTATATGCTTTTGGTGGACCCATTGTAAATGGTTTGGTAGTTGTAAGTATAAGTTCGCCACTTAATATTTCGAAGTCACTTGTATCAAAATTGTCTAAATTGGTATCATGAAATTTCCATTTGTCGTATGTGCTTCTGCCTAAATCGTGAAATTCTATTCTTACATTATACTTATTGTAGTCAAGTATATCAGTGCCAAATATGTTTTTAACACCCCATATATTGTCTCTATCAAAGTTTACAATTTTAAATGCTATACCTTCGATATCATGTAAAATGTCATTTATGTCTCTAAATTTTTTCAAAAGGTTAGCATCTACTTTCATTAACAAATTGTTCATTCTTTGATATTCTAATTGAAACTTTACCCATTCTCTATGTATTTTATTGAGCACATGCTGGTTGTATACTTCCATACTTACAAATTCATGAAAAATAGAAATCTTAAATTTAGATTGAAAGAAATTATTTATATCAATTATACAAGATTTTAAATTGTTAATATGATTTATAAAATCGTTATTAGATAATTTAAATTTATTTTTATTTGTTGAATTTAATGATTCAATGTAGTAGTTCACCAGATCCGCATTATGATGTACTAATTGTATTGAATCACCGCTTTTTGTAAAAACTAATTTGAAGTCCATAGAAATTGAGGCGACCTAAGTCGCCTCACCTTGTTTAAGATTGTCTATTACGAATCATTGCTAAAATGTCTTCAGCTCTTTTACTTTCACCACCTGTTGCCGGAGCCGCAGGTGCCGCCACAGTTTCAGTCTGTGGCGTAGGAGTAGGAGTTGCACCCATCTCCTCTGGTGTTGCTACTGGAGCAGGAGTCACTGTTTCTGCAACTGGAGTGGCCGGAGCAGGTGTTGGTGTTGTAGTTGCTGGAGCAGTTGACGTACTTGAGGTTGAGGAACCTGCTGGAGCATCTAAACCATATGGACGATAATATTGTCCCCATCTTTCGTTATCATAGGGTTGTCCATCTACACTTGCTTCGAACATTTCTTTAATGCACTGCAATTCTACTTCTGTAGGTTTTTTAGGAAGGAAATCTGATAATGTATTCAGACCATATGTTTCGATTGCCGCCAACTGTGCCTCAGTCAATGCAGTTTCTTTTCTAGCCCATTTACTTGTGCTATAGTCTGCATACTGACCTTTTGTAGTTTTAGTAATACGGAAATCTAAGCCAGCATTATAATCTGTTGGCATTTCTTGAATATCTGGATCCATTAGTGCGTCTTTAATTAAATTAAAGATACTTGGTGATATTGCAAATCTTCTTATTGGATTCTCCGGTGCATCTTCTGTTAATGGATTCTCGTTTACAAATCCCTGAAAGATGTAACTACGTTTTTTCCAATATTTTCTACCCATGTCTTCAAGTGCTGAATCTTTAAACCAACCACGTACTTCTGTAAGTATTGGACAAGTTTCACCAAACATTTCAACACACGGTACTTGTACTACAACTGGCTTACTGTTCATATCATTCTTTACTCCTGTAAAGGGTAAACGAATCATAAGTCTTTCAGCCCAGAAAAACGTATTGTTAGGATCACCATCAGGCAAGAAACGAACTGCTGTTGTTGCTCCTTCTGGTATATTCCAATGTGGGTAAATTGCGTTGTCGCCGCCGCCGGTACGCTCACTG